TATTGATAGGCCCCGAAATCCTTTGCATTACCTAAAACCGTGTCCTGCTCTATTACTTTCATTTCCTCTCGTATCTTGTCTGAAAGATACTTAAGTATGTCATTACTCATTTACTGCCTTTCTCTGGTGGTTTGGAACCTTGCGCCCTTTGTTGAGCGATTTGTGAGCCAAGCCTTACACCCTCTAACTCCATCTTAGCGTTAAGGTCGGCTTTGTCTTTTGCGGTTTTGGCGCCAACTTGCATACCTGCAATCTCTTTCTGGGCCTCAATCCGTTGTTTCTCAATCTCAAGCTGGTCTGCCTTTGCGGCGGCATCCAACTGATCTTTAGTGGTCTTGCGTTGCAGTTCGGCTTGTTTGATAGCCAATTCTGCTTGTTGCATCTGCACAATCGGATCCTGTGCGACCTGTTGTGCCTGTTGCTGTGATGCCTCGGCTTGGTTGCGGGCAAGAAGTTTTTGCGCTCCTGCTGCTGCCAAACGAGAGACTTCTACCTCTAATTCTTCCGGCATGTCTTGGTCTGGCGCCGGGTAGGGCACACCAAGTTGTTCTTCTAACTGACGGCGATACTCGAAGGCTACGTGTTCTTGAATGTGTGCAGCCATTGCACCCATCATCTGTCTTGCCATTGGTGACTGACCAACCATCTGAGCAATCTTCGGATCTTGGATAGCAGCCATGTGGACAACGATATGCGCCTCGTGATCTTGATAAATAAACGCCTTCACCGGTTTGCCAGTCAGCACATCCATGTTCTCAGAAACAGGATCACGTGGCTTCTCGTCATCTTTTGTCGGCACTAACTTATCAGCGTTCTTAATACCTAGTACGTCAAGCATCTGCCGATGTAGGTATGGGAGGTCATAGAGTTGTGGCGCCTGTTGGGCCAACTGCATAACTGCTTGGTACTGAACCACCTTTTGCGACATGGTTGCCGCATTGGGGTCACTTACCGGGATGACATATACCTGATCGTAGTCAGATTGCTTGGCTCTACGATTGCCTTCTGTTGGCTCGTATGAGTAATCCTCTGGAGTGTAATCACGGATAATGTCTTTAAGAAGCTGGAACTCTTGCTTCATGCTGTAGTGAATCCGCGCTTGGACAGCGCTCATCACCTTTAACGTGCGCTCTAAAATTGCGAGCGTTGTCCCTACGGGGGACTGGGCAGACATGTCGGATACCTTCAGATCCGCTGCACTAGCGAATCTACGACCTTCTTCAACGATGGTGCCCAGTAAGCTGTATAACACCTGTGACGGCTCCTTATAGGGGAGCGTCATGATGTTGTCTTTAATTGTGCCGGAGGCTACGTCTACATCACGGAATTCCGCCGGAGCGATTGGCGTGTCATCGCCCTTAACCCGAAGACCTTTAGTTTTGAATCCTCCGGGGAGATTAGAGAGAGTACCCGCGTCAACAAGTTGGCGAATAATAGAGGTACCAGACTTAGCAAAAGCGCCAATGAGATGAATAAGACCAAAAGCGTAGAAACCAAATCCCGGGATGTATGAATAATGGACAAAATGATTGCGTTTTTGTTTAGTATCATCATCTGGATGCCAATTGCGACGGATCGCTAAGACGTTCTGGGTACCTTTTTCGATAGTAACAACGTAAGGCAGAGCAATACCCGTTGGCTCGCCGTCCTCGTCCTTGTCTTCGTAGCCGGGCAGGTCCATGTCCACATGCATCTCAAGGATCTTGTACCGATCATCGGATGAGGCACGGAAGCCCATCTTCTCAGCGATCTTCTTCTCAACCTCATCGAATGCTTCAACTGGATCACCAAGTTCTACATCACGATAAAAGCCTGCAACCTGTAACTTACGTAGCTCGTTCTCTGTCTTACGCATTACATGGGTTACACGTTGCGAGGTCTGGATGTTAGACGCCCCATACGGCACCACTACATCTTCAGCAGGGACGAAGAGGGATACCTGACGCTCAATACTTGGGTCGTAGTACACCTTCTTGAACGCATTACCTGCCAGCCCCAAGCCCCACAGCATGCGCTCATGCTCAGGCCGATACTCCACCATCACATCGGTCAACTGATAGTTCATATCATCTTGAACCCGTTGCGCGGCTTCTTTTTTCTCTGGGGTTTCCTTGCCTATGATCTGAGTCTTAACAGGACCTTTGGCTGGGAACGTCTCCATTATGGTCTCTGCTTGGAACTTAACCAGCGCCTCACTTAGTAGCGGGTGGTGTACACCACAAGCCCCGGGCCAAGGCTCAGTCCGGTCTTCAATCTTCATGCCCAGCAACTCTAGGCCATCTACGTATGTCTGCATCCAGTCCTTGCGACTCGATGTATCTTCTTCAAACTCGCCAATCAGGTCGTTACATAACTCAGTTAACTCTTCCTCGTCCATCTCTTCAGCGAGGTTGGCGTTAAAGTCGTCCTCAACTTCTACTTCTTCAATCTCTAATATAGTCTTCCCATCAATCCCAATACGCACAGCCTCGGGATCTTCAATCTCTATCTCAAGAGCAGGCTCATCTTCCATCTCTTCAAGATTTAGTCCTAGCGGGGCTTGCCCTAGTGCTTTGTCAATTGCCATATTCTGTCCTTAGTAGTAACCCTCAAACTTGCGCCGGAATGAAGGTAATTCATCTTCTTCGTCTAACAGGGTACGGATATACCCACCCTTGCGGAATCTCATCAACGCGAGGGATACAGAGTCAACATAGTCATCATGCTCTCCAGCCGGAAAAGATGCAACCTCCTCGATCACTTCCTCCGCCCAGTGTGTGTTCGGTGCCCACACTCTACCACTTGCAAATATATCTGACACGGCGTTCAAACGGCTAATCTTGTCGTTGCCCTTGCTCGGCGTGAACTCCTGCACAGGTATTCCCATCGCCCGCATCTCGTAAATCAGGGGTGCCCCAGAAGCCTTTTTCTCAATAATTACGCTGTCTGGCTCCCACTCTTTATATTGGTCAATGGCCTCTTGCTTAAGCCTTGGGAACTCCATTCGCTCTCGAAAAGCGTTCAAAAGTATGATGTTTGCCTGTGGCAGTCCTGTCTCATCCGGGTGATAAAACACCCCCCAGTGGGTTAAAGCGCTGTAGTCAGCCCGGTTGTTTTTCTCAAACGCCGTATCCCACGACATCAGCGTAAATTCACAGTTTGGCGCCTCGTCATCTTCCCAGATCTGCCACCACTCCCGTTTTACAATGGCTGTGGAGTCGCTTGTGGGCTGCTGTTGGTACTGTGCCATCCACTTTGAGTGGGGCAACTCCTTTTGAAGCGCTTCTAACTCCATGCGGGGCCAGAACTGAGGCCACAAAGGCTTACCGCTAGGTAAAAGGGCAGGAAACTCAATGACTTCCCACTCCTCACCCGACCTTTGACTTGCCGCCTTGAGCACCTGACCCGTTAAGTCCTTCTTACTCCACCGGGTCATCACAACTATGATGGCGCCTCCCGGCTGTAGACGCTGCCGTGGGCCTGATGTGTACCACTCGTAGGTCTTATCGTAGATCTCTGGGTTTACTTCTGCCTGCGCAGCTTCTTGCTCAGAGTGTGGATCGTCGATAATAAGAATGTCGGCACCTTTACCCGTAACAGCACCGCCGACACCGATAGCAAAATAGTCTCCACCCTTGTTAGTCGCCCACCTGCCAGCAGCTTTAGAGTCTGTTTGTAGGCCAACCCCCGGGAAAATGTCTCTATAAACGTCCTGATCGACAAGATTTCGCACCTTTCGTCCAAAACCCACGGCAAGTTCTGCCGTATGGGAGGTCTGAATGACCTTTTTGTTAGGGAATTTACCTAGAAACCACGCCGGAAGCAGGTATGAGGCGAATTCGCTCTTCGTATGCCGGGGTGGCATGTTAATAATCAACCGTTTTACTTTACCTTCAGCCACCCGCTCGAACGCTTCAGCCATCTTGACGTGGTGTGCCCCATTAATAAAGGCAGGCCAGACTTTTCGCACGAACGCCATGAAGGACTTCTGTGCCTGTTCCGCACTTTTGCGCTCTTCTAACTCCTCAACCAACTCAAAAATCTTGGCTTTTACATTCAGAGGTAGCTGATCTAGCTGGGCTTTGTTACTGAGGAGTGCTTGCAGGCGGTTCTGGCTCACCCGTTTCCTCCTTCTTTAGCCCAAGTTCGGCGTCTAAGTCTATATTCTCAAGGTCAATGACCTCACTCACCTCAACATCTTGTATGTCATTCTTTACCGCTTGTTCCACAGGACCCATGTAGCGCTCTAACAAAGAGCCAAGCTCCTTCTCAATCTCTTCCATAGGCTTTTGTTTCACGGTCACTTCAAGCTGGTCAGTAAATAGCTGTACCCCTTTACGTTTACCAAGCAATTCCAGCGCCTTGAGCCTAACCTTGGGGTCTTCGTTTTCCGTTTCCTCTAACAACTTATTGGTTACTAGGTTTTGGATTTTACGATTGGCTTCTAAGAACTCGTGGTCGTAGTGGTCTAGCAGGGCCTCCAGTTTTAGGATGGCACCCGGAGCGATCTTGGCAGGGACAAACTTTTCAGAAGCAATAATCTGATGGGCTACTATGGAATCCTCTTCGCTCACCTCAACATCTGCGCCGGAATTAATCAGGTCCAAGATGGACTCGCAGGCAGCTTTGGCCCGCTCACGAAAACCTTCTGCCTCCTCTGGCGTAACGTCAAAGGGCAGTGGTATTCCTACTTCAGGTGTTATGACTATGGGCATGTAATGGTGCGGTTTGTGGCTCCAAGTTGTGCCGAACTTACTAGATAGGTT